ATCGTCTTCGTCGTCCCAGTAGTTGTTGCTCATAGCAACGCCACCCTTCTATTCGTTGTAGTCGCAAGCCTCAGTATCTAGTCGGGGAACTAGGCTGGCTCTTGCTATCGGTCTATTACTCTGACGGTGCCGATAGGTCCGTTCAGGATTCTTGTGAGTTAGATAACACCCTTAGTTGGTGTACCAAAGGCTCTACTTCCAGATGTTCCAGATTGTCCACTAAAGCGTCCTAGTTCTTTATTAACTATGGATTCTTGCTTCTTCTCTGCTTCAACATTCTTACGGAATGTAATATCTTCTGCTAAGCCTTGTGTGTAGTTGACATTCTCTTCAGGCGAAATGGCTGCAAGGAACTGTCCACGTGGCAGATTCTTGGCAATGTAGCGATAGCCAGCCTGTGCTCCAGTCTTGTTGATACCAAATGCAGCCAGTGATTCAGCAGATGCTTGTGATGTCTTAAGTCCTTGCGCTAGGGCAGAACCACCAATCTCAGCAGCGGTAGCCTTACGCTTAAGTGCAGGTAGCATCTCTTCTGGGTCAAGCATTGCAGATACAATGTCACCTTTGCTAAGACTTGGATAGAATTTACGGAATGCTTCTTCTGCAAATGGGTCAGCCTTAAGTCTGTCGTAGCCAATCTGTAGACGTTCAGTAACATCTACTGCATCCATTGAGTTGCCAATTAACTTGGCATACATCGCACGGTTAGCAAGACCACCAGTCTCGTAAGCCTTAAAGATTTTCTCGTATTCTTTCTCAGCCTTCAAGTAGTCTTTATCACTCAGGGTTGGTAGACCCTTCTTGATAAGTTCAGCATTGCCAGCAAAGCGAGCAAGATATGAAGAGTTGTAACGTGAGTCTGTCTTAAGTAATGCTAATAAGTCATCAGATGAAATCTCTGGATTGTCTTTGCGAATCTGTGCAACTGTTGCAGCAATTCCTTCTAGTCCATAAGACTTAAGAAGATTTATAACTACTGTATCCCCACCTGTTATTTCTGCTCCTGCACCAGAACCTGGGACTTCATCTCCATCAAACTCTCCACCTTTGCCATCGGCAAATACTGGGATTACAAATCCTGACTTGCTTCCTGCTTTGTAACGTAAAATCTTTCCAGCCTTTGGTAGTCCTGCAATGCGAGCCGCTTCTGTTTCTGCTGCAGCCTTTTCGTCTGCAATTTGCTGCCACGTTGGACCAGTAATTGGAGATATTCCAGCATTTTCAGGTGTTACTGATATTCCAAGAATTTTCTTTTCAGCATCAGTTAATGGTTGGTTGCTTTGTAATTTTCTAACAGCCGTTGCTGCATCTGCTGTTGCCATTTATAGGACTCCAAAGTTTCGTAGTACTGCTTGTGTGTCGTTCATTGTTGTCTCTTTGAAAGAATCGCTGTCAAGATATTCCTTGCTCCCATATTCTTTCATCTTAAACTTGTTAAAAGAAATTGGATTACCTGACTCATCTAGTACATCTGTCATAGTTGAGATGTCAATAGACTCTTCAGGGATACCACGAATCCGTGAGCGAAGACTTATGTAAGGTTGTAGTACTCGCTTGATAGTCTGTCCTGGCTTAAGTTGCAAACCTAGTTTGCCCCACTGTGTTACAGCGTTCTGGTTAATCTCATCTAGCACATTGTCATAGGCATCTTGGTTGCGGATAGATGCAGATGCTTGCTTGTATACAGTTGCATCCGATACTGGGATACCATTGTCATAGTAGGCTGCTTTAATCTCACGTACTCTGCGACCTAGTAGACCACTATCTAGTACATCCTTGGCTTTAACATCTCCTGTTACCGCCAACTTAGAAGCACCTGTGATGCGCTTATTGGCAACGCCCAGGATAATGTCATTGATTTCTAGTGATGTAATTCCACCCTTGGCAGCCTTCTCCTTATTCTTAAGGATAGTCTGGAATTCTGTAATCTCTGCAGGAGTTGGCTTCTCATTGAATATGCTAAGGAAGTTGTCAGTTAGTACTGCCTTGGATTCGGATGGGTTAGTATAGGAAACCTTTGGTGCAGTAGGTGTATATCCACCAGTCTGAAGGAATGAACGAACCTTTGAATCCTTCTTAGCAAGATTGATAACAGCATCAATGTCACCAATAGCACGCTGTTCACCAACAGCCATAAGATTCTGGATAGCACTAAAGTCTTCCTTGGTAACCATTCCATCTAGCGTTGGGCTAAAGCCCTTTGGATATAGGTTAAGTCCAAGCATCTTCTTCTGAAGAGCAATGCGGTCCTTAGGTGGAAGGTTCTTAATGTAGTTCTGCTCATACCCTGCTGGGTAGATGACCTGTGTGATTGGCTTACCAGTAGCAGGGTCAATGCCCTGTGCTACACCTTGGATGATTGAACTCTTAGCGGCTGCAATAGAACTAGGAATCAACGCTGTCGCTGCTGCTGCAGCCTTAGCAGATACCTGACCTGGCGTTTGTGTACCAGAATTAGTTATCTTTGGTAAAGGTTCTTTTCCTGTTGTCATTACTTACCTTCCAATTCATTAGCAAAGAATCCATAAAACATCTTCTGGAAATCAGGATTGTCTTCAACAATCCATACTGCTTGTGCTGCAAGCCAGTCTCTTGCTGCTTGCTCATTCTGAGCACCAGTAAATGTTGGCTTACCAATAGACTTAAGTGCCTCTGAACGCAGATACATATAGTCACGAAGACCAGCAACAGAAGGAACATCTACAAAGCGTTCATCTTCTGTCAGGTTTTTCAACTGAGACAAGACACGACCACGCTTATTAGGGTCAAACTCAGTAACTGGTCCACCACCCATAGATTCCTTGAGGTATCTCAGAGCCTCTGCGTACTGCTTAGCATCCAGTTCATTTGCATCTACCTTGGTAAGTAGTGCATCCTTGGCTGCATAGAAGCGTTGACCGTTAACCTTTTGAATGATTTCTTCTGGAGATAGTTTTGCTTTCTTGCCATTGACAAGGTTCCACTTGTACATCTCAGTAGACAATCCACCACCTGGCATTACATAACCCCAGACATCTGAGTAGACAGATGCTACGTCAGGGTTCTTAGTAACGAACTTGTATGAATCCCAGTTGCTTGGACCATTACCTGCTGATGAACTAATGATTGCAAATGCTTGTGATGGACCGTATAGGTTAAGGAAATCAAACCAAGCCTTGTTCCAGTCATTGTCATTGTTCTTTAAGATAGTCTCAAAGTCATTGTACAAAGCCATCTGAGTAGTAGCATCGCCCTTTTCATCTGTGCCTAAGCCCTTAGAGATAAGTGCTGCAGGAGACGCAAGACCAATTAAGCCACGCATTCCACCAACAAAGCGTGCGAAAACATCTGATTCATTAGCAAGACGCTCCTGGTCTGCTGGGTCATCAAGGTTATAGTTGCCACCTGCTGCAAGATAAGCCATCACTGGCTTGTATGATGAAGCATATGTCTCTTCCATACCAAAGGTTGCACCTACAATACGGTTCCAGTTAGCAGGTAATACTGCAGATAGTGGACCTGATGAGAAGTCTGAACGACCAAATGGGAACAACCAGTTCTTAATACCTTCAGGTAAGTTATCAACCCAACTCTGTTGGAATGTTCCAAGTAGTGAGATAGGGATTGTTACACCTGGACCTACACCTGGAAGGATAGAACCTGCACCTAATGCAAAGTTAAATGACATTGGGTTAGCAGCAAATGTTATAGGAGCACCAGCATAGTTGTTACCTGACGCTGCACCTGCCAACTTAGACATTACTGTTCCTGCAAATGGAACCCAGAATAAACGCTGACCTGAATCTGGGTCATTAAAGAAGAACCCCTGGTTAGGGTCATAGATATCACGAGCATCTGTTAACTGGTAGATAGCAGAAGACTCTGGCTTCTGTAGCCATTCAAGAGTCTTAACTCCCTTGTATACCTGTAATGGATTCTCAATACCAATCTGTGACCAACGCTTGATGGTATCTTCCCACGCTGCCATAAATGGACCAATCAACCGTAGTTGATGGAAGATAAGACGCTTCTCTTGTGCGTTGTAGAATAGGTTCTTTACTGAATTACGTGCGTAGTTATCAGCATATTGGTGTGCATCTTGTAGTGTAAGAGGACCATCACCTGTAGATGCTTTGAATGCACTCCATACTGGGTGATTCTCACCTATGCTCTTACCACGAAACATTAGTGGCTTCAGCGAGTTCTCAGCAGTTGCACCTAATGCAGCCTTTGCCTCAGCATTGAGGGACTTAGCAATCTGATTGATTGCTTCCCAGTATGCTTGACGGAATTCTGGACCAAATGTAGAGTTCTTCTCAAATTCAGTAGCCTTATCAAAGAACCAGTTAACAACTGCCTTGGCTCCACGACTATCCATCTCGCCTTCTGCAAATGCTACATTTCGTGATGGGACATTCATAAGAACGTTATCCCAGTTACCAGCATTCTTAAACGTTGAGGATAGTTGCTTAGCAAATACTTCTTGCTCTTCAAGAAGAGCCTTCTTGCCAGCGTTTATAGCCTTAGAGTTGCTAATTGAGTTGGCTGCGCTACGTGATGCACGTGGAATCTGGTACGCCTTGCCAGCAACTGTAGTCTTTCCAGTAGCAATCATCTCCATTAGGGACTTATTACCACCAGCAGCCTCAGTTACACGGGCTAATACTGATATATCCTTACCACCTTGCTTGGCGGTGTAGAGATATTGCTTCAAACCCTCAGGAGTTTTGATAAGTGCTGCAAATTTATCAGGTGTTGCCTCAGCAAAGTCGTCTAAACTCTTGCGTCCTGCACCATTGAGGAAGTAATCAACGACTGCATCCTCACGCTTCATACCATTTGCTACCGCTTTAGCGATTGAAGGTGTGTTTGCACCTGCAACAACACGAGCCATCTCATCTGAGTTAAGAATTCGTAGTGCATTTGCTACACCATCAAAGAATCTCTTATGACGAAAGGCAACTGCGCCGACATTCTTGAACTGAAGTACCTTGATTGCACGTTCATCAAATGAACCTGCCTTGTCAATGGACATCATATCTACATAAGAGTTTTTTGCACGATGTCCAAGTGTCTCATCTAGTAAATCCGCTACGTCATCCCCACTAGAGAATGAATCGTTGAACACTGTATTGCGGTATTGGTCAAACTGATTGAGCATCTTGCGCCAGGTTGGTCCCTCTTGGCGACCCATCCACATAGCCATAGCCATTGCTGGGTGGTTAAAGAATGAAATGTGACCAGTTCCAAATACACGCAACTGCTCTTCTGCAATGTTACGGATAATGTAGGCTGGACGAACTAACTGTAGGTTCTTCCAGAAGTCATTGATAGCCTTGTCTGCGCCTTTTGTTACTGCGCTAGTTGTCTTGAATCGTGAGACTTTAGAAGTCAACGCTAGGATGTCACGAGTAGGTGGCAAGTAGATAGTTGAGTTCAATAGTTCAGATGATAGGTGTGGTCCTGGTAGGACAACTTGCTCACCATTAAGAGTAATGTACTCAAGTTCTGCACCTGCAATATGGCGTGATGCCCAGTAAGAAGACATCTGCTCAATACTATCTTGGAAAGCAGTAGTTGCTTTTTTCAATGCTGGCTGTAGATAGTCAGGCAGTTTATCTGCAGACTTAGCAAATACTGCATTCATCAACTTAACTGAAGCAGCATAGCCTGCTACTGAGTTAGATGATGCTGTTGCAATCTCATCAATGATGTCATCAAGAACCTTCTTGTCAAGTTTAGTTGCAACACCAAACTCTTCTGCTGCACGCAGCATCTCTTCTCTATCGTGAATGTTAATGATTGAGCCAGAGCGAACCTTGGTTTTGTACTCACGAGATAGGAAATCTTTAGTCTTAGTTGTTCCAGTATTGAACGCCTCAAATAGTGCAGCAACCTTCTTGTGCTCAACTAAACGAGACTGTGTACGGGCACCAACGCCACGTAGTACGTTAACTGCAGGGGCAGCAAATGCTGTACGGTCTGCAATGCGCTCACCTGTACGCTCAATAATTCCTGGGCGCAATGCGCCTTCTGCAATATCTCCACGCTTAATAAATGGAGCAAGGATATCTACTACTTCATCTTTAGTAGTTGCATCTGCTAGAGCACGTGCTGTGGCTGAATCAATCTTGCCACCTGACTTACGCCAGATTGTTTTCCAGTCAGTCATATCGACTAGACGGTCAACTGCTACTGTTCCGTGTCCACCTGTGAGGAACTCAGCAACCTTTTCGTAGGCTAATCCTGGGCGCGAGAATGAATCCTGGATGTTAGCAATATCTTTAAGTGCATTAACCCAAGCAATGTTCTTATCTTGCAAGGTTGAATTAGCATCCTTGAGAACCTCAGAGAGTTTGCGCTCTGCTGATGTCTTCTTAAGAGTATCATTTGCTGCTATCTCACGAGCACGAGCAGTAATCTTTGCTGTGCGAGTACGCTCTGCAACCTGAAGGCTAGATGCTTTGAGTGCTTCTTTTGCTTCCTTGAGTCGTGACTGTGCAGACTTGAGGTTGTCCTGAGCCTTAAGTAATTCTTCAGTTGTATCAACTGTTGCGTTAGGTGCCAAAGCCTTGGCTTCATCTAACTTAGCCTTAAGAGAATCAATGTTTGAACTAACTGCAGCGATTTCATCTTGAGTGTACATCGGTATACGACCAGCATCTAATGCCTCTTGTGCACCCAAACGCATCTCTTCGAGTTGCTTTGTCTGCTTGTTTAACGCAGTCTCAACACGAGCAACAGTAGTAGGTGCCTTAACGGTAGATGATAGTTCTGCAACAGTAGCCTTGACTGTTTTGATTTCTTCTGTTGTGTTCTCTACAACCTTAGCAATCTCATCATAACGTGCAGTAGCAGTACGAACTCCGACAGATGCCTTAATAGCATCTTCTGCTTTACCACTCCAAGCGTTACGAGAGGCTATAGCCTCTTCCTGAAGTTGAGTAATCTTAGTATCTTTAAGTTTATCTGCTTGCTTGATAGCAGCATCGCGAGCAGACTTTGTTTGATTTACTGAATCTTGTACACGCTTTGCTTGCTCTTCTAACTTAGCAGCAACATCCATCGCACCTTTGACACGCTCTTGCTGAGCAGCCTTGCGTAGTGCCTTAACTTGAACCCCTCGTGCGATACCTGGGTCAAATACAAATGATGCTGTGATATCTGTTGCAAGTGCTACAGCCTGTCCAGCACGGGACTCAGGGTTACCTAAAGTTACAACAGTAGAGAACGCATCTCCGATAGCAGAACGTGGGCGGTAGCCAATGACTTTACCCTTAGAGTCACGCACTGCAATCTTTGCTGCATCTAGTGATGCCTGACGCGCAGCGTGTCCAACTCCGATTTCCTCAGAAGGAAAGAATCCTTCACCCATCTGAATGTCTGGAAACTTTCTATCTTTAATATCAGCAATAGATTTAAGGATAACTTGACCAGCAACCGTCTGCTCAAAGGCAGATGGAACGGGTTTTTGTACAACCTTTACATTAGGTGCTATTTCTGCAGCAGCAAAACCTAATGCTGCTTGTTGGGCTGATGCTGCACCAGAACGGTAGCCAGCATTCATCCAAGAAAATGTGTTACCTAAAGCAATAGTTGTTTGGCGGACTCCGCTTTTAAAATAGTTCCAGTATTGTCCACGAAGTGTCTTACTGAATTCATCTTTAGTGCGTTGCTGTGCAACTTCTTTTTGATTTGCACTACGAACTTCACGAGTCTGAGCGTCAATGTTTGCAATGCTTTTTGCTACTCCGCTTTGTGCATCTACGCCTAGAGCACTCAGTGATTGAAGTACGCCAGGAGACATAATGTTTCCTTGTGCATTCTTCTTAATCAATGCTGCTTGGTAAGGATTAATCGCTGAAGCCTGAGCATAGATAGCCTCAGCCTTAGCGCGCTCTGCAGTAAGGGTTGAGGTTACTGGGTTGTTATAGGTAATCTGTCCATTAGCATCTACGTTGTACTTTTGTGCCACTATGCACCTGCTTGCTGTGCGTCAATAGTTTCTACTAAGTAACGCAAATCCTCATTGCGTGGATTCTGTTGGTATAGGGCGCGAATAATCTGTGCTGAAGGGTCTTGCTCGTAAGGAACAGCCACAGGAAGTGGGTTAACTTCTGTTCCTGCTCCATCACCAAATGGCATACCGTAGGTAATTGGACGGTTAGGATTATCAGATGGAGCAGTGATTGGCTTTACTGGTGGCAAATCTATATTGGCAGCACTCGGTGATGCTGTAGGTGCAGGTGTTCCCATTGGCGCAGATGCCATTTGCTGGTTAGTTGCTTGGTTCTGACCATAGGCAAAGCCTGTATAGTCAATGTTTGGAACACCATCTTTAGAACCATTGCCACCTGTTGCTGATACTCCAGTGTTGTTCTGAGGTGCAGTCGGGCGCATACCGCCACTGTTTTCATTTCCTGCCATTATTCATCCTCTTCTTCCATTGGTAAAACATCTATAAGTTCACTGTTGTATTCTTCTGCAAGTTTCATCATTCCTGCTGCATTCCAAGGAGTCATAGACTCACTTACTTCTGTATGCAAGAAACGATTTCCTTCATAATCTGCCCATTCGGATATTAGAATCCAGTTGGCAGCAATATAATTTTTTCCATTATCATCATCATCTACTAATAAACGAAGTGCATCGCCTACCATCTCGCGGAATTCTTCGCTCATTTTTTAACCTGAGTTTCAGTAATGAATGGTTCTGCTGTTTTACTATCAAGACGTGCTGCAATACCCATTGCTTCTTCAGGTGTAATTCCAGCGTGCAGTGCACCTAGTGCATAATCTCCACCAGAACCGATTCCGTAGTAACCATTGTCGTTACGAGAGATTGCAAAGTCGGAATCAATTTCAAATAATTGACCATTGACTGCAATAATCAGTTGAAGTTCAAAGTTAGAATCTTTGTCATCTGATGACTTAGAATCAAGAACTCCAGATTCTGTTAATAATTGCTTGAGAGATGGAACTATCTTTGCAATCATAAATGTAAATAAATCAAGTTTGTCTTTAGCCAGTGGAACTGGTGGTTTCCAGGTATGGAGCACAACTTGAAGTGCTCGTACATCCCCTGCTGCTCCAATGATAAAATTACCATTGTTGACAACCTTGACCATATCTGGATGATTGTAAATCTTTGACTCTCCAACTACACGAGAATCTGCAAGTACGACAGCGCGGTTTGAATACTCAACGCCAATGATGGTAGTCACGCTGTCCCCTTACTTGCTATTGTCGAACTTGTGTAGTTACTCGTCCTCCTGCTTTACCTGATGCGCTCAGGCTTGCAAGAATTGTTTGGATGTCAGGCTTTGCTTGTGCAATCTCAGGTGCGCCACCTTGTGCTTCTGGAGCCATTGGTTGACCTTCAGGGGTAAGAGCGCCTCCTGCTGGAACGCCTTCGGGAACAGGGGACATTTGCTCAACCGCAGTTGGTGCCCCAGCAGGAGGAACTGGTTGCTGCGGAGCGAATGTGGCTTCAATAGCGTCTTCGAGTGCTTGACCTTTTTGACGAGCCTTGATAACCGCAGCAATTTTATTTACGATATCTGATGGGTCTTGTCCCTGTGTTGCCATCTGAGGAATCGCTTGTGTCATTGCAGTAAGCGAGCCAAGTAGAGCAGCACGCATATCTTCAATTTCAATCTTTTCTAATTCTTGAGAAACGTTTACAGTAAATGGTAGTTCTCTCATAGCCATATCTCGGCTGATGAGTTTTCCTCCAAGTGCCTGAAGCATAAAGATAAGACCTTGCGCTGGGTTAAGACCAGCAAGCATACCGTAGCGAACATCAGCAGAGTAGTCGTTCTTGATGTCCTTGGAAGGCTTGTAAGTAATTTCATATGGTGAACCTGAATCTACGCCACGGATTGTTTTCTCTTCTGGAAAAATGTTCTCGTCTGTCTCAAAGCAAACTTGAATCACATCACGAAGTGCTGATGCAAAGATTGCTTGTGCAGACTTAACCTGTGTATCAAAGGCTCCCATAAGAGCCTGAACGCCTTGACCTGTGACGATTGATGCGTCAATGTTTCCTGTGCGTCCCTCAGGATAACGAGTACCAACGCGAAGTTCTTGGCTAAGTAGTTGCTGTTCTGTGAACGCACCTTGTGGCAATGTAAGTTCCACACGGCGTACACCTGCTGGGTTAGCAGTACGAATGACCGCATCTCCACCCAACTGTAGTTCCTGTACATCCTGTGGAAGTACGATTGGAGCCTGTACAGATTTCTCTGCAGCCTCCATAGCAAGCAATGCGAAGCGATTGCGTAGTAGTTGGATACCTAGAACATCATCAAACTGTCCACGGAGTTCACCATCGATGGATGGCTTACGTGCTACTACTACCATCATCTTACCAAGTGGATTCTTAGCCTTTGATAAAATTAGGTTATCTTTGCTTGGAACATAAATGATTGATTGGTCTTTATCGTAATAGCGAATCATCTCAACCTGAGCATTAAGGTCCTGCTTGTAGCCAAAGCCACCAAGAAGTTCCCTATCGTATTCAGGAAATTGTGTGACGAGTTCGCCTAGTGTCATTATGTATCGCTTTGCAAATGCCACACAACGTCCGTAGCGGTCAAATTCTGGGTAAGCCCCAATAGGATTTTCTACGCGGATACGTGGCAGATTTGCTTCTTCGTCCAATTCAATAATGAAAGGAACGAAACCGTAGGTAATGTACCAATCTGCACCTGAGTACATCTGTACTGCTAGGTCAGAGTGTTGGAAATAATTAGATGCAATGCGTGTGCGCTTGTCAGCGAAGGCACGGGCACGGTCATTGACTGAGTTTGCTGCAGAACAGTTAACTGCTGGCAGTGGTGCCATAACTTCTGAGAGGTCACGGGCTACAATGTCAATGAAGTTAGCAACTACGTTAGCGTCAACGCCATCTGGGAAGAAGTCAGGGTACACCTCAGCGATTTTTCCTCGGCGTACAGCAAGGACATCAAGGTTGCGAGCATCGCGCTCAGCATTGCGATAGCGTAAAGAGTCAACTCTTGCTGCTACCTGCTCCATATTTAATGCCATTAGTTATCCTTAATTGTACTGGCTAGACCATTGGTCAGCGAATGCGTCATCTAGGTTGATTGAGTTACGGCTTGACATCTGAGCACGAGTTGCCCATCTGTTGCTTTGATACTGACTTACTTGAGAGGACTTCTGCATCATCTCTCGGATACGAATTACTGCAAACCATAGAGCCATAACTACGTCAGTAGGGTTTCTGGTGTCAGGTTTCCAGGTGATGAGTTCTTGTACTAGGGTCTTAAGACCTTCAGAACCTTCGTTGCTGGGTAGTTCAATAATGTTGTTATCTTGGAAGCGTCCATCTCTGGTGTTACCAAAGAGGGTTGCCATAGATGCCACACCAAAAGATGTGTCCCACTTGTTCTTGCCAGTAAAGTGCGAATTAAGTTGCGTACCGTAACCTGCTAAGAAGTTACGTAAGTTGTCGTCCAGCGCATACGCCTTCTGGTGTGCGTTGATTTCGATACGCAATTCCTGGGGTCTGTACTTCTCCACCCAGTCTTCGATAAGATTTTGAATCTTGGCTGGGGTAGGCTCTGTCATATTGACAGCATCTAGTACATAAATCTTTCCGTCAGCCTTGTTGTAGGTACATACGACTGCTCCTGTGGCACCTGCCATAGCAGGGTCAAGACCAATAATGGTGTAACCCTCAACGTGCTTAGGATGTCCTGGGACTCCAGCCTTGAGTGGTCCACGCTTTCGCATACCGTTGACAGAACCTGCAACGCAGGTGGGAGAAAAGATTGAATCTTCTTGTACATCTTCTTGCTGGTAAACCATAGCCCATACAGATGGGGCAACCTCTGAGCGTCTTGTGAACAACGCTGGTCCGTCCCACTTGGGATAGAGTCCTTCAGCATCAGGCTGGTCTACATCGCCTTCAGGGCGGTCTGTGCGTGCCCACAATGTTTTCCAACTTGTAGGCTTCTCATCAAATTCTAATACCGCTGGCATAGCCATATAGGTGAATGGGCTTTTGCCACCAGTCCACTGTGAGCCATCGCGTAGCATCTTGTACAGGTCAATTGAGGCTACACGGGTTCCTACAATGATAAGTTTACCGTAGCGACCTAGACGGGTGATAACTTCTTTCTGAAGCCATTCCATCTGCTTTTCCCACTCGTGGGCATTAGAACCCATAACTGCGTCATCTACAATAATCAAGTCAGCACGAGCACCGTAAATCTGTGAACCTAATCCTAGTGCTTGGACGGTGGGGTCCTTCTCGCCAGAGTCACGACCTGTGCCTAGGTAAATCATATCTGCCGACCATTGGGTAGCATCGGACTTGTATCCACCTTGTGGACCAAATGCGGTTTGGAGTTTGATATAGGCAGGGTGGTTAAGTCTGGTCTTGATAGCACCTAGGAACTTGCGAGCCATACCCTGGGTCTTTGAGACGATAATGACTCGTGAGTTAGGGTTGGTAACGATTTTGTAGACCACGTAGTTGGTGGTGATTACTGTGGACTTGGCGTGCTCAGGTGGTACGTTGATTAGGACACGCTTTGGGTCACCTGGCTCGTAGGTCATACCTGGAGGCTGCCACCTAG